ACAGCATCACCTATACCCCAAGAAACCGGCTGAGGTTCTCTCGGCTCAACCGGCTCATTGGCTTCTTTGACGGATTGCCTAGAATCAAGTTTTTCCTTAAATGTTAAAGGTTTTTGTTCACCTTGAATAACCTTTGCCATCTCGGTCTGACTTGCTCTTTTGCCCTTGGCTGCGTAGCCAGCGTTAGCAAGGCTGCGTCCCAAACTTGACGTTTCTGCATTTTCAAGCGCAGACGTAGAATTGACGCCTCTATCCGTAATAACCTCAAAAGCCAAGCCAGTTGAAAAAGGAACTGCGTCAGCATATGTCCGATAAATTGCGCTACGGACAATAAAACGAGTGCCGGAAGCCTCAACAAGTTGAGTATCAATACGGAAATCAGGATAATCGCTAATAAATCGAGCAAGTCGCACCTCTACTGTTTCGTAATCGTCTAAGTTAAATGCCATCTACTTCACCTTTATATTCTGTATCGTATTCCTTGAGTATTTGATTGTATATTGCAAGGTAGCCAATTGCGTCTTTAACTGAATCGAGATGATTAGGTGATTCTGAGAGACGACTGATTTTGACGAGCAGCATGCAAATACTGACCTGCATTGGTGAGATGTAATCGCCAAGGTAAGCACTCCATAGTTCTGAGATTCTCTCGTGATTTGTTCTGCTTGAACCATAGACGCTACCTCTCTGCGACAACGTGACCCTCACCTCGTCAAATAAATCCTCAGTTCTGTTCATAGTCAAACACCTTATCTACTTGCACTTTGTTTTCGATCATACGGCGGTGCATATTCCACCCATCCCGACGACCAATCCAGTAGTATCGTGCCTCGGCTTGAGCCTTGATTCCAACATAAATCCAAATCAAAGCAAAGATTCCAAGTAATGACCACACCCACATAAGTCCTGCTTCCTTTAGGCTCATAGTGCGACCATCCAAGAACCTGCGTAGTTGGTTGTAATTACCCAGTCAGCAGTTGCATAATCATAAGAGATTGAATAATCCTGCTTTGCATCTGCAAGGTATTGAACTGCTACCAATGCACTCACATAACTATCAACCCAGTAAATGAATTTGTGTTTCCAATTAATGTCCTCATCAAATCGGTTTGTTTGTTCAATCCAACCATCATTGCCAGCAAACTCCATTTGGCAAGTGGTTAGGCGTTCAAAGTCTAAGGCTGTAATTTTCATGTATAAACCTTAAATTAAATGATATAGAGCATCACGAAGGATATTCATGATTTCTCTTTTATCGTTTCTTGAATGTCCGTCATTCATTACATTTAGCCCAACTTGCGCCATGGTAATTAAAGTGCAAAGTTGATCTTCGTTCAAAACTAAATCAACCTTTTTAATTTCTGTTGTACTGTTCATTTGAAGCCTTTCCGTTACACCAAGTCCGTTAACTTGGATAAGAGAAGGATGACAGACACCGCCGACGCCAGCAATTAAAACGCCGGCGTGGCGTATAACGATTTTGTTATTTGTAAAGTTTGCCCTCAAAGATAAATTGATGGTTATTTATAGGTATAGGAATCACCTGGACTTTACGTTCTTGAACGTAGGCAACCGCGAAGCCTTGCTGCCAGTTTGCGTATCCTCTAGTATAAGCCATGCCGCTTGAGGCTAGATCGACTAAGTTACCGACCTCTAAACCCCATACAGTACGCCCTACCTGCCCTCTGGAAGCCTCTGTGAAGGCACTTAAGCCCAATCTGTGAGTGTGACCACAGACTACGCTTTTGCCCAGCCTTCTAGCCCCATTTAACGCGGTTTGTGATGGTACTTGGCTAAGAGGGAAAGAATCTCCATGAACTGCCGTCCAGCCGTACGCCCAATCAAGTCCGTAGGGGTGGAATTTAATCTTAAGTTTATCATACCCCATAAAACGTTCATATTGCAGTTCAGGTAAGTTGAGGAAAGAGGGTAGTCTTTTCTTGATTGATCTGTAAAGTCTAATTCCATGATTGCTACCTAGTACGTCAGTAACGCCAAGGTATTGTAAAACCTCTTGCGTAAACTTTCTGTCATCATCTAGGTTTCCAACCATTTCGTCTATTGTTCCTGCATTAAATCCACCAAGTTGAGGTAGATCAATTTCGTCACCAATTTGAATAGTGCGGTGAGGTTTCCATTTTTGTAAAAAACGCCCAACTAATTTGACGCTTTGCTCGTCAATGAATGGGGCTTGAAGGTCTGATATAAACGCAATCTTTTTTATACTAATCGTCATCCTCATCAAAGTCGTCAAGAGGATTTTTGATTGGGTCTTTAGGGTCAACTATCCAATCAGGATAAGATGATCTGTCCATTGCAAAAGCAAGTGCAGTTCCCTCATCCATGCCAGCCCTGCGGCAAGCATCATAAACCTCTTTAGCGGCAATCGCCCAAAAGTCAATTTTGACTAATATAGGCTCTTTAGTAGTACGGCGTTGCCTTGCGACTTTTTTTCTCGGTTTCCGTTTTGTAGCCATGGTGAAAGTTTACTTCCTACTAATGACAATAAAGAGTTCATCCAGTCTTTGCTCAAGGCGTGTCACTTGATCTTTTATACTTTCTCCGCCATTTGGTCTAAGTTCATTTAGCCAACCCTTTACGAGCCAACGTAAGCCGGCAAGTATTCCAATTAATGTGGTGGTGATTCCAGCAGCAAAGCCAGCCCACTCAGGGGCTGTCATTACTCTTTACTACCTAAGCCAAATGCCTGATCGTCAGGATTGATCGCACGCAATAAAGGTGCTGCAAAAGCAACTAAAAATGCCTTCCAAATGTCATCAAATGAACCTGAAGGATTTGTTACGTAAACTGTTGCTAAACAAACAAATGCGCTGCGTGCGTATGAGTTAATTATTGCTACTGTTTTCTTATTCATTGCTACCCCCTAGTAGTGGTATGTTAAAAAACTCTGAGTTGTTATCTTCATCTTTGCGAAATGAAATATGAATGTGGTGGTCGTGGCGGTTATAGCCTCGATAGCGTCGCCATTTATAGTTAAGCACCGGCGAAGCAATTTGACCTAAATGAATTACATACAGAATACGTCCGTTATGTTTGGCGTATTGTCGTAACTGATCTGCCAAATATGCTGAAGTTCTTTTGTCGTCAGAAAGGCGAGCGTCAACGTCGATTGCACGTACCACCGCTGTTTTTGCGTCGGGTATGTGATCGCTTTTGCCTCTTTGTTGATGCAAACTATCAGCAATCCATCCATCAGATTTACGTAAGCGATCAGCGAAGGCGTCGTCAATTTGTTCTCTTAATTGTGCAGCAGCCTTTGACAACCAAGGTTTCATTACGCCGAAGGTTTGCCTAGTGTAAGCCCTTCAGGAATTGGCTTTGAGTATTCCCATTTTTTCAAATAAACAATACCATCACCATCATCTTGTAATAAAATACTGCCTGAACTAAACTCTGCGTTTTTAATTTCAGGATATGTTGTTTTAATTATTTCATATATGTTCATTTATGCCCCCAAATAAGTTGCCATTATAAAAGTTCCATTATAATTAATCCCGTATAAATCGCGAGCAGCACCGCTATCCTGAAATACCTGCATTTCTATATAATCGGCAGCAGTTAAATTTAATACACCTGAACCATTGATAATACTATCGTGTCCGTTGGTTGCAGATGTCCATTGACCTAGTAAAATATCAGAGCCATTTTTTTGTAATTTACACAACCTTGCACCAGTAGAGTTGTTTCCAAATGCTGCTGAGAAATTTAATGAATATTTACCACTTTTTCCTGATGGAATTGTAAGTCTTGTAGGATTGGGGCTTACTGTCCAAAAACTATCCGTATCATAATTCTCGGTATCCCAAGTCACAGTTGTCCAAGAACCGCTTGAAATTGATTGTGCGCTAACATTTCTATAAATTGCCACACCAACAAAAGTTGAACCACTAGCAGGTGCAGCCCATTTTAATCCCGTTGCCTCTGCACTATCAGCCGTTAAAACGTAAGTATTTGTTCCAACTGCAAGACGGCTAAAAGTATCTGCACCAGTACCAACTACTAAATCGCCTTTGGCGTCTATTGCTGTTGCCATTGAGTTAGTGACTGTTACTGTTCCTGAAGTACCGCCACCGCTTATTCCAGTTCCAGCGGTTACGCCTTCAATATCACCTGTTGCACCTGAAGCAACCCAAGCAGCACCATCATAATAAAAAAGGCTGTTTGTGTCTTTAGTAAAAGCAAACTGTCCCTCAGCCGGTGCGGTAATTGCTGCGTCACGTGCCGCTGTACTTGCGAATACTAAAACGCCCTGCATTAAATACCCATTCACATCCGCTGCGCTTAAAACGTCACCGGTGTTAAATGTCTTAAAACCTAATCCTGCTGCCATGTGTGTATCTCCTTAGTGTCTAATTATATCTTAATATGACAAAACATCCTCGCCAATAACCCCATAATAGGTGCTACCAAGGATAAATCCATCAACTATCGGCTCAAGCGTAACGAAGTTTGCCATGAAGCGGTCAGGGCTAATATCCCACGATATACCTTGGATTTGTAGATTTTTTGTAATAGTCGAACCATCCGGTTGAACGTTGGTAATAAGAACATTATCAAAATAATCTAAGCCTAAAATTGTTCCATTAGGCACATTTGTATCATATAAATCAACGCCCATTTGGTCAATTCTAACTGTTGTTGTTGATCTTGTCGCAACGTATATTGCAGCGATATTTGCAGTATCAGCATCCGTTTGAGCCACTAAATCTGAATAAGTAACAGAATGAGGAAAATAGGTAGCCACGCTTGTCAAGTCAACGGCAGTAGATTTAGCACCACCAATACGAGTAATGTTTGCTTCATTAACAATTAACTTATCGTCAAAAGCAAAAACTAGACTTTTGTATGGGATACCAGTCGTTTGATTAAATTGAGTTGGGATTGCACCTGCTGAACTGATTGTGTTTGACCGGTTCTTAAATACTGCGTTGCCTTCGGGTGAAACATAAAATGCACCTTGCTCGGAAAACTCGCAGTTTTGAAGTGCCGATAAAGCAGTCCTACTAGTTGATGGGTCAGCAAGCGTAAGAGTATTTCCAGTATCCAAGTTACGCATTGAAACTGGGAAACTTACAGTATCCAAAATTTTGGCAATTCTAGTTCCAGTATCTTGACCAGCCGAAGAACCGCTTACGGAAGTAATTGCTGCAAGGTTAAATAATCTAAAAGCGTCCGTTGCTTTTATATCTACATAAGATACATTTTCTGCTTGATCGTATGAGTAAATATAGTCGGTGGTATAACCGCTAAATAAATAATAATCGCTGCCGCCATGTGTTGCTGAAATTCTTAACTTTCTTAAAGGTGTTAAATAACCATATAAATCACTCGAAGTGTTTTGGGGATTAAATCGACCTGTTTGGTCGTAAATTCTGACAGTTGCAGTACCGGCTTCGTAAATATCTCGCCCAATATTTCGACCTCGCTTAATGCTTATTTGACGAGTAACATTAGTAAGGTCAACAACTAAGGCAGGTGTTGTACTATCGGAAAGCAAACCAAAACCAAGACGTCCGTTTTGTGGGTCATCAAGTGTGAAAGGGTTTCCAAAAGTTGCACCGGAACTAAAGTTTAAGGAAACGTTTAATACTGGTAAAGACATTATCCAGCAGCCGAATTAATAGTTGCAAACGAACCTGAAGCAGATGAGTTAATCAATCCGTTGCGAACTTCGTCAAGTAATGATTGCGTTGCACCATTAATAATAATAGTGTCACCGCGTTCACCTGCTCTGTATGATCGGTAGTCGGGCAACATTGTCTGAGCGATTTGTCCTGTACCCATCTGATTAAGATTTGACATATCGTATTCTCTATCTCGAACCAATCCACCAACTCCACCAATGCCAAATATTTGACTGCTAGGGAGTGCGGAAGGTATCAGTTCTGTTGGTTTTATTTGTAATAGACGATACATTTCAATCATCTTGGCAAGTAGGTTGTCAATCTCAGAACCCCAACCCTTAAACGGATTAAGTGCAGGTGGAATCTTTGAAATGGCTGTTGCAAGATCAGTAGTTTGCAATTGAGCAATAGCCAATTGTTTTCCAAGTCTTTCAGCCTCTGAAGCGTTGCCTTGAAGTAATGCTAGTTGTAAGTTTAATCTTAATCTTTCCTGATCTGTAACTTTACCTTGCAAGGCTGCAAAGATTTCAATTTGAGCAGTATCAAACATGCTTCCAATTTGTTTAATCTTTGCTTGATCTTTTGCCAATTGCTGTTGAGCCTTGACCAACGCCTGTTCTTTCTTAATGGCTGCTAATCGATCTTTAGCCGTTTTAGCGGCTGCGGCTTGCTGTTTCTTTTGGTCTGCTCTTAAAGCCTCATAATTGAAGTTAGAACTCATTGGGTCGAAAGGCTTGTCAAAGTTCATTTTGTAAGCAAAAGTGCTGCCTGACTTATCGCTTAACAGTTCGCTAACTGGCGTATTTAGAAATTGCAGATTACCTTTAATAAACTTACTGACCATGCTCATAGCCGTTACGGACTTTTTGGCAACAGTTTCCATAAGTGAACCGGTCTTTTCAGCATTTATATTCAAGTCCTCAAAAGCCTTAACTAATCCTTCGCCTACAATTTCTTTAGCAACGTCCATGCTTGCGGCTAGGATCGCCATTTGACCGGCAGCACCGGCGGCTGATGCTTCGCCTTGTCCTGCGAATTGTTTATTAAGTTCGGCTTGAACGTCTGCAAAACTCTTGCCCTTAAGTGAGGCAGTACTGTAACCAATGTTCAAACCAACTAAGGCTCTGTTATTTCCTAGATATGATTTACTTAAAGCATCAACTGAAGTACCAAGATCAATTCCAGCACCTGCCGATAAATCTAGGGCAGTCAAAAGAATGTCTTGAGATAACTTCGCATCTAAAGTGGTGGAAACTAATTGGCGCATTGCCGGACGAAGTTCGTCATCCAGTATGCCTCGAGTTTTTTGAAGCCTTTGAATAAATGCTTCCGTCCCTACTGTCTCAAATGACATGCCTAAATTGCCTAAAGTTAAGGCTAATGACTTGGCTGATTTTTGCTCTTGGGCAAAGGCTTGAACGGATGACTTAGCAAACTTAGTTACTTGGTTAACACCGAAGGCAACACCAAATGCACCGGCTAACTTATTGGCACTCTTGCTTAGTTTAGTTAAAGAGTTTTGGGCTTGCCTTGCACCTTTGTCTTTGTAGGTTGAGGTGATTGCAATATCTATGGGTGAGAAACTGACCATTATGCCGCCTTATCAAATGTTTTATATTGTGCTTTAGAAACTCTTTGAAACCATCTAGTTTTTGCTTTATCGATTGCTTTCATAACTGCGTCTTGCACTTTGCCCTGATCGTCATAAAATGCTTTGTAAAGTAAGCGTCCCTCTTTTTTACGACCTCTGCCAATGCTGACTAACTTTTGTTGATTGTTTAATGCGGTCACAAACTGATAACCGGCAAAAGGGTTATTGCTTGCATACTGACCAGTTTTACGTGATCGTTTTCCTAAAGATTTGTAAGTGCCTTCATATCCTTGCACTTGACCTTTTTTATCACCGCTTATGTTCACAAAACTTGCACGCCCTTGAGGGTTCTTGCGTCCGGCTGTTTCATAGATAGCACCGGCGGCAGAATGGTTTTGTAAAATAAATGTTTGAACGAATCCTGATCGATTACGCTTAGTAGTTCCTAAGTCGTAACCTAAGCCTTTTCTAATTTTCCAAGGGTCATACTTAGGAAAGCCACGCTTACGATCTGATCGTGATTTTGCTTCTCTGCCTTGGCTTGTCCAGCCGCTATCTAAGCCTGAAATCCTTGCACGAACCATGCCTTTTGCTCTATCTGAAATACTTTGCATTGCAGGGTCAATTTCCTCAAGCATGTCCTTATAGAGGTCAGGGGCAAAGTTTTTAAGACTGTATAAAGTCTCATCTAGCCCTGCGACCTCTACTGGCATTTTCCATCCTTTTTGCGTCCTCTTTTAGAACGTTTAGTGTTGCTAAAAGTAACGATCTATCCATATTGATATATTCGCTATGCGGTATGCCTGTTCTAACTGCCAATAAGGCAATTAAATACGTCGTGTCATACCGCGTTACCCATTTGGGGCGTCAGCATCCAAAATCTCTACCTTAGATAGAGTTTCTAAATACTTGTCCCCAAATGGTACGACTGTAATTCCGGAACGTCTTTCGGCTTCCCATGCGAGCCAATAGATATCCGATTGTCTTTCCTCATCTCTGAATCTCTTATGAAACCCAGTCTTAAATTGTTGTTCAAATGCGTACTCAAGTGCAGGGCTAATATCGAAATCTGATACGTCGCCTGAAGCCTTTGTCACTCTGAGTTTAATCATTTAATCTCCTTAGAATGTACCTGTTGTCGCAACTGTAATTGCGCCGTTAACAGTCCATGTTACATCCTGAGTACCAAGATCGCCAACTCCGCCGTTAATGTCGGTGGTGTTATTTACTAGGCAAGTCATTGTATAAAGAGGGTTAGTTGCTGAAACCGCAGTTCCTTTTTCTTGCAAAAGAACGACAGTTACTGAAGTACCCCAAGCGGCTTGCAAAGTTGCAAGAACGTTTGCTGAAGCGGTGTCGTTTAGGAATGAAATTGAAACGTTTGAAGTCTCAAGCCCTTTTACATATTTTTCACCGGTATCACCCATGGCGGTTACAGATAATTCATTGAATGATCTATTTAGGGTTACGCTTGTTACGTGATCTGAAAGATCGACAGTATTAACCTTTACGCCGACCTTGTTATTTAGAAATACAGCCATTGGTTATTCCTCATCTTTCTTTGAGATTGGTTTCGGCTTTTCTGTTTTTGCTACTTGCCCGACTTTTTCAAGCCAAGCCTTGTCCTCTGAAGGAACATCATAAATTTCGGTCATGTTTTATCCCCAACTTGTCATTATAGAAATTGTTAAATCTGCACTTAGCATTTCCCCTGCGCTTGCCGATAAAACATTGGGTGCAGATATATTGCCAACGCTAATTTTGAGGGTAGTAATTGCTGCAAGTTTATTAAAAACACCTACGGCAAAATCCTCAATTCCGTTTAAGTTACCTTGATTGTCTAGCATTGGAACAATCATCACTAAACGAAAATTTACTTTTGGTGCAACACTTGAATAAATATTGTTGCTTGGTTCAATATATGGGTCATCCGGTTGGATAATTAGTGAATTAGCAATGGGCGAGGCAGGTGGATATGAAAACACCTGCCATACCCCGCTATTTTCCAATAGCGTCGCAAGGGTTGATCTGAGAGTTGTAACGGCAACTGTCATCAGCCAACCAAACTATTAGGTGATAAATGGTTTGCTAATATTCCTCTTACTCTTGCGAGAAGCGTGTTACCCATGCGGTAAGGACTTGGTTGGAAGTCAGGTGATATTCCACCTGCGCTAGATTGCTGCCTTGATTGCCAAATGTCAACTGCAATTAATAAACTACTTTCCCTAATTTCGGGAACAGTTGAATATGTAACGTAATCTGTCGCGGCAACAGTACCATAAGGATTAGTTGCATGTATAGGTTCAATTGTTGAATGACTTGTTACAAAAGTTATTGAAGTAGGTGTTATGCTGGTAATAGTTTTACTGCCGTTAAAAGTTGCGCCGTTACCGCTTACTGTAACTACTTGACCAACAAAAAAGCCATGAGGTGTATTAAAATATAATGTGCCGTAACCAACTATGTGTGAATGACTTGAATTATATTGTTGATTTTTCCATAAATAATCAGAAACAATATTTTGAGCCGTTTGACAAACTTCCTCAACTACTGAGTCACTATATAAAGTACCAATTCCAAGCGTGCTTCTCAACTCAGCAAGGGTAACAAAAGTAGCAGCCAATTTAGTTCCTTTCTTAGAGTAAAGGGGTTAAGGCTTCCTAACCCCTTTACAGATGATTCCTATTTAAGGAAGTTTATGCAATCATCCACTTGTAAGCACCAGCGTTTACCTTATTAGCAATCGCTCCGTAACCATAATATGCAACATCAATTTGACCTGAAGCAATTACGTTGGTTTCCAAGCGATACTTAGTTGACTCAAACCATGTGAAGGATTGAGGGTTTACTACGATAATTGAGCCGTCTCCAACGCCACCTAAGTAACGGGATACGCGAAGGTTTAATCCACCAATGTTGCCGCGGATATTTGTAGGAGTTAGATTTCCTGAAGCGTTCTGAGGATTAATTGTTTGAGTAAATACTGCTCGGTTTGAGCCATCTACCAAGCCCATTAATGCGCCCCATTGATCAGGTGAAACAACAATATTTTCAGCGAAACCAAGAGTTCCGGAATAAACTGAAACTGCTGCATCAGCAATAAAGTCTTGAATGTTTGCTGCTGACATTGTTCGGTTACCGCCATCAGTTGCAACCGCTGATAATGTTGCGCCAACTGCTGCGTCTGTTGCGCTTGCATATGCAAACTCCATTTGACGAACTAACTCTGCAAAGAACGCAGGAGATGATCTGTCCAATAATTCTACGGAAAATATTTGACGTCCCGCATATTTTTTAACGTTTACAGATAAAAATGAAACGTTTTGGTCAGTTTGTGATGGTGCTGCGCCTTCGGCTGTCTCGGCAACTGTTGGTACTTGAGTTAACTTAGGAATTTCAAAAGTCATTCCTGCGTCAGGAAGTGCTGCTGTTGAAATTGAATCGATAAATGGACGATCAGCATTTGAAAGAGGATTAATTACCTCGGTCAATTGACGTGTAGGAATAAGTCCTGCGTTGTCAGTTGTATCTGCTGCTGCACGTAGATACTGACGTGCATCCTCATCATTTAGATATTGCGCACGAAGGGTGTTCTCTAGGAATTTTTCCTTTGATAGTTCAATGCGTGGCTTTGTATAAATTGGTGCTGCTATTGTTGGACGAGAGGCTTCAACCGCAGGGGTCTCTACTACCTCGGACGCAACAGTTGTTTCAGGCTTTGTGTTTTCCACAATTTCCTCATTTTCTGTTTTGGTTTCGGTTGATTCTGCCTCTGCGTTTGACGCAGCGACTGAAGTGACGGCGGCACTTTCGAAAGCGGCAGCCTGTACTAGGCTAACTTCCATAAGTCTCGCAGCACTAACTCTGTATATTCCGTTACTGTTCTTTCCTTTGATAACTTCCACTCCAACACTCAAGCCGGAACGTAGTGATTCGCTTGCCTCAATGAGGCTATCAGTACCCCTGGTTGTATTACTAACCTTAAACTCAGCGTAAATTCCATTTGCATCCTCGGTTACATTTTTCATGCGACCAATTGGCATTTTTGGGTCATGCTCAAGAAGTAACTTAACTTTGCTTGGCTCATCAATTGCAATTGAGCCTTCCTCGAAAATTACTTTTCCAACTGAAGTGTTTCCAATTTCGTTGCCATAAGGCACAATCTTTCCAGCAATAATACGACGTGATTCTGAAGCCTCTAAATCTGCACTAAAATTAATTATTTCCATTTGGGCTTAGTTCTTCCATTTCTCTCGCTTGTTCAACTGTTATTAACTCAAGTGCTAACATTTTTTCAATTACTGCTAGACGCTCAAGTGGGTTTGCTCTTAAAAATCCTGAATCCATGTCAAACGCTACAAATTGTGTATTCGGTGTTATGTCGTCCATGCTAAGACGAGATTCCACGCATGTTATGTAAGGTTGCAAAGTTAGGGAAACAAACTGACGTCTTTCATCTTGGACGTTAGAGTATGTAAATGAGGAATTGATATCTGCGTTTATGTAATAGGCATTAACGTTGCAAAGTCTTGCCACCTGAACTGCCATATACTGCAAACTATCGTTATAGGTCATGTCTTTTGGTGAAAACGAAGTTGGTTGAAATTCTAAACTTGAAGTAAGATAAGCGGTTGATCTTTCAGCCCGACTGCGACGCCAAGCGGCTAATAATCCAGCAACTTCCTTATCACCTAAGTCAGCACCATTATTTTTCAATATACCGGCAGGAGTTGGAACGGCTGCTGCGTTTGCTGCTGCTTTTTCCAAATCAATTGCTGCTCTCAAAATTCTTGCGCCGGCGTGTAAAATTCCATCAATAGGTGATTGAAAGGTGACAAGTGAGCCAATTCCCGACATTGGTCTTTCAACGCCATCAACTGTATAAAAATCGACGAAGGTGTTATTTTTATTTAATTGCACTTGAACTCTAGTATTATTTACAAAATCGAAACGTGATGGGCGCAGGTCATCCTGATATACCTCGGTTACTTCTAGATACCCGCTACCATAAAAAAGTAATGCGTCAATTAAGGCAGTAATAATTACCGAGTTAGGTGCTGACTTAGATAATTGATTTACCCAAGGTAAATTTGGTAATTCTTCTTTAGTTGCCTTTGAATAAGTTTCTAATTCCATTACGCCAATTGTTGTTGCAATTAAATTACGGCAACGCATAACCGCAGGAACAGAAATTGCTTCGTCTCTACCTACTGATTGGAAGGGAGTAAACTGAGCATAATAATTAAAAGGGTCAGCGACAACAGGCGGGGCTAATTGCGCTGTTAAGTTTGTTTTAGGTGATAAACCGACTAAATCTCGAAAAAATCCCATTGGTGAAGTATATCACAAACCTTAGACATAAATCTTAGGAACTGAGATGGGTTTGCTCAACATGTGGACAATCATTGCAGTTGAAATACTTGCTGCGACGCATCCGGCGGATTTCCTTCGGATGATTCGCCACGAAGCATCTGAGTATTTGGCGGCAGCGTTATTCATTGACGAAACCCATTCGGGTTGACCTGAGTGAATTAATCTCAAATTAGAAAGACTGTCAGCAAGTTCCCCACATGCTTGATAAAACGCTTGTCCGGATATGTCAATTAACTTTTGACCCGACTGCTCAAGTTTTTGTGCAATAAACGCAGTTGCGTATTTGTCGTAAGCAATTTGAACCGGTCTATATTTCATAGCCCATTCATTTATAGAACTAGCCATTTTAACTTCATCAATTGCAACCTCGGAACTAAAGGTTTCCATTACGCCAACTGCAATTTTGCCATCAATTATCTGTCCAGCCACTAATGCGCCGGTTCTCTTGCTTGGACTAACATCAAACGCCATTACAGTCATTGCACCCACCGGTAAAATCAATTCAGATACCGAACAGGCTTCAATTGAGCCATAAGTCCAAGGTGAAACTTGAGAATCAATCCACATGCAAAGAGTTTCGGTCAAAGTTGCTTCAATTGAGTTGGTGGCAATAGATTCCTCAATTGCTTCCTCAGTTATCGTGTAACCAAGGGCAGGGTTAGCCATTGCCCAATACTTTTTATTTCTAATATCCTGCCTAGCAGCCAATGGTGCTGAATACTCCCAAAATCCAAAAGTCTTACTTGGATAGTCAAGCGCACGCTCACGCATATTATTCAAAACTGTTGAAAAAGCATCTCCGGCGTTGCTAGTCATTAAAGTTTGAGAATTTGGTCTTGCCCTAGTTGTTGGGACTGCCGCCTTGAACGCTTCCTCACTAATTTCACGCAACTCGTCAATATAAAGGAAGTCTGCCGTCTTACCTCTAGAACCATCTCTAGT